TCATATGCTGAAGACAGAGTAACTCTAGAACAGTTAAGATCATTAGCACAACCAGCGCTTCAAAACGGAGCAGAGCTTATTGAGATATTTGATTTGTATACTGCTGCATCAGAACGTTCATTGCGTAAGGTACTTGAAGGAGTACAAGAACGCAAATCTTCTATGCAACAACAACAAATGCAACAACAGCAGCAACAAATGGAAATGCAAAATCAGCAGTTCCAAGCTAAGATGCAAGCTGAAGGTCAACAAAAAGAAGCTGAAGCACAACGTGAGGATATGAACAAAGAACTTGACCGTCAGAATAGACTTGACGTAGAGCGTCTACGTGGTATTGCTAATGAAGGTTCATTCTCACAAGAAAAAGACTTGACTCCATTACTTATTCAACAAACCAACATGGCTAAAGAACAATCTAAGCTAAGGTTTGAGCAATCTAAGAATGAAGAACAAAATAAACTAAAGAGTAGAGAGCTTGACTTAAAGGAGAAGGATATAGATACTAAGCTCCAAATAGCCAAGCAAAACAAAAATAAATATGATAAAAAGAGATAACAATCTTCTTTTATCTATATTCATACACTCACTTTTTCTAACCTATTGTGTTAATTTTTTAAACGATTAACTTTGAAACCAGACAAACCAACCACCCATTGTCATGAATAATAACCCAGAAAACGACCAATTAGGTTTAGACAACCTAGAGTTCTTTGAAAATTTTGCTACTGAAGATTTACTAGAAGATCCTCAGTTTGACCCAAACGCTAATCTTGCCCCTGATATTTTGTCAGGAGAGAAGATGGACTTAGAAGATGAAGACCTTCCTTTAGGAGGTCAAACGAAATCAACTGAGCCTGATGCCTCTACTTTAAAAGAAGAAGTTGTCCCAGACAATTTACTTGAAGACGAGGAAGAAGAACCAGCTGCTCAACCAGATGCCCTAGCGAATGAAGATGACGAGGAAGTTAACTACTATGAAGCATTTGGAAAAGGACTCCTCCGCTCAGGTCACTTTGACCTAGGAGAAGAACTAGATCCAGATCAAATAGAGTGGACAGAAGAATCTTTCTTAGATATGATGTCTGCAACTGTAGAAAACAAAGCTTGGAAACAACTAGAAGAAATTGCTACTGAGGCTTACGGCCAAGAAGGACTAGAGTTAGTAAAAGATCTTTTTATTAACAAAGTTCCAGTACAGCAGTATCTAGCTAAGTACAACGAACAAGTTGCTCTTGAGAATGTAGATTTAACTAATCCTCAAAACCAAGAAGCAATCTTCCGTGAGTACCTTAGCCGCACAGGTCTAGATGCCGATGAGATTGAAGAACAGTTAGAGTATGCTGTGAAGACAAACAAATTAGAAAACTTCTCTGAAAAATACTACGTAAAATTACTTGACCGTAGTAAACAAGAAAGAGAAGCTTTGGCTGAACAGAGTGCTCAACGTCAAAGAGAGATTCAAGAAAGAGAAAATACAAGACAAGAGTCTTATATTAAAACTCTTGAAGACGCAATTAAAGTAGGAGATATTAATGGATATCCCATTAATCAAAACGAAGCTTCTACCTTGTTTGATTATGTAACTAGTAAAAACTACCAGTTACCTAACGGACAAAAGATTAGTGAGTTTGAGTTTACTCTAGCTAAGATGCGTCAAGATGATCCTCAGAAATTTTTAGCAGTAGCAAGATTAGTTCAATCTAACTTAGACCTAGCTCCCATAAAGAAAAAAGGTGTAAGTGAAGAGACAAACTCAATTTTCAAAGAATTGCAAAACAAGTCTAAAAAAGGACCTAAAGGAGAACCTAGGAAAGAGACCCAACTCTTTAGTAATTTCTTCGGAAGGTAAAAACTAAGCACACATAAACAAAAAATAAAATGCCTAATCAATCCATTACCAGAGTTAACGGACGCGTTATAGCTAACGCCCACGTTACCAGCTCATACTATTCTAAGAATAGTTTGGGTAAACTGACTGACAAGAACTTTGTCGAGTCAATGTTGAAAACTAAGCCAGACCAGTATGACAAAGTTATGTTGCGTCTGTTTACTGACACTCGCTTGTATTCTAACGACTTGTTGGATCTTGTGATGAAGAACGGTAAACCTTTCATGGTTAACGATCCTAACGGAGTCTTCACTTACAAAATCAAGAAGCGTGCTGAATTGCCAAAGATCATTGCGAACTTTGCTACTACGTTAGCAAAACCAGGTATCGATGGACAAGAATTTGAAATCGTATTTGACAAACAAGGGTTTGTTGTAAACGATATCATTTCTGCACACCGTTATGAGCAAGAGACTTTGGTACAAATCGTATCTGAGCCTGAGCGTTATCAAAACGGATTCAAGTATCGTTGTCGTGCCGTTGCCGCTAGTAGCACTGATTTTGTTAACCAACGTTTCTTGGTTATCGGAACTGAGTACTTCAAAGTAGGTAACGTGTTAGGTGAATTCACTACTTCATTCTCTAGCTTGGGATTGTTTGACGGTGAGTTGGAAGTTATGGCTGACGTATTAAGTCAATATGGTGTTGAACACACTATCACTGACTGGGCTGATGCTACTAAACTTGGTATGCAGACTGATGCAACTGGCAATCCTATGGATTTGACTTACTACACTTTGACTGATCCTACTGCACAAGCAGAAAAGACTAAGATTGTAGGTTGGGAACCAACAGTATCTCGTTTGTTGCGTATGGAAATGATGCGCATGAAAGCAAACATGATCATGTGGGGTCGTCAAGGTCAAACCAAAGACGAAAGAGGTCGCTCTACTCGTATGAAGCAAGGTTTGTGGCAGCAATTGCACTTGGGTAACATCATCCAATACGATCGTGGTCAGTTCTCTTTGAACTTACTTCGTACTGCAATTGGTGATTTGTTCTACAACCGTGTATTGATTGCTGATCGTAAAGTAAAAGTTTACACCAACCGTTCAGGTATGGAGTTGGCTTCTACTGCTATCAAAAAAGACTTTAACAATGCAAACTTCATGGTTTCTGCTGATAAGTTTATGGATGGTAAAGATCGTTTGAAGCAAGGTTATGCTTTCCAATTCGACCACTACATGACTACTGAAACTGGTCCTGTTGAATTCGTTGAACTAGAGCAATTGAACATGCATGCTACTTTCTTGGAACTTGGTCCAAATAAGAAAACTCCTCCAATCTTTATCGTACTTGACGTATCTGGTCAAGAAGATTCAGGTATCCGTGAGGTGAAATTGTCTACTCGTCCTAACATGTACTATCAGTACATCCCAGGTTCAGTAGGCTTTGGAAGTCAACAAACTGTAATTGCTAACAAAGATCCTTATAGCACTTACATTATGAAAGACTTCTGTGGTGTCTTCTTGGAAGATCCATCTCGTACTGTAATCATTAAAGAATATCCACGTCTCTAATCTAGACGGTCTTTAGAAGGGGAGGGTTTTACGACTCTCCCCTAATAAGGATAATAGATTAACTAAAACAATCAACCAAAATAATGAAAGGACAACAATTAGCACGCGGAACCAAGGTTATTAAACCTAGTCGCAAAGAACCTGCAAACTCGAGGAGTTTGGAGGGGTCGTTGTACAGGGAAGGACTTAACTTCATCCCAGGTACAGCAAAAAAGTTTTATCCTCGTGTTGACTCACGTGGAGTAATTCGAACAGGACTTGATGAAAACGCAATGAAATTGCGGACGATTGAAAACCCTGAAGTTAGAGAGCAAGAGATGCAACGTATTAAGTCTTTAAAAACTTACTACGAATCTATTTTAGATGAATCTCTTGAACCTACAAGTACGTTCTATGACGAAATAAAAGAAAGTGGGTACACTTTGGAAGACGGTGACAACATCTTCAATCTAGAAAATCCCCGTGATGCAATTAACTTTTTCTGGTTACTTGAAACGGATATGATTGCTCCTAGTATGGAAGATCTTGAAACTGGCAAGATGGATGGATCTGTTGTGCGTTTTTATGTACATGATGGTGAAGTAGAATCTAAGACTGCCTTTGAGCGTAAGAAGAGGATTAATAGTGCTATTGCTGCATTAGATAAAATGACTTCAGTAAAACGTAAGAAAGTTCAAAAGCTTTTAGGTTTAGGATTGCCAGGAGACTCTAGCGAAGAAGATGTTTATAATGCTCTTGATGAGTATTTGCATATTCCAGCTACTGCA